TTGCACACGGATCTTCGATTGGTTATAGTTCTGTTTCTCCGACGCGGGGTGGAGCAGTCTGGCAGCTCGTCGGGCTCATAACCCGAAGGTCGCAGGTTCAAATCCTGCCCCCGCAACCAACGCTATTTGCAAAGCCCCGGCCAGTCCGGGGCTTTGCATTTCTGCCGTCAGCGCGCCATCTTCCGGCACAAGACGTACATCCCCGATGATCTGCCGCAGGGCCTCGCGCGCTGCAGTCACATCCTCGATCGCCTCAAGGCTTGCGACCAAATCGCGATAGATCTCGCGGGTGCGCGGCAGAATCTGCGCGGGTTCGAAGCGCTCGATGGCCTGCAGATCGTCGCGGGCGCTTTGCACCTGGTGCTCGGCTTCTTCCAGCGCCTTCTTCGTTGTTGCAGTGATGATCCCCGCGCGGATCGCCGCCATGAGATTGTCGAGCTCCTTCTGCGCCTGGGCGAGCTGTCGCCGAGCCTGAGAGGGGTCAGGGCGCTCGGCCTTCAGCAAGGCGCGCGCTTCAGCCTCGAAAGCCTTGTAGGCGTCGTCGCTCAGTAGCTCTGCCTTCACGCCAGCAAGCAGCACCTGCTCGATTGTCGTGCGCTTGACCTTGAGCGCATTGCTGCAGACGCTTGGGCCGCGGTCCTTGTGTGTGGCGCACCCGTACTGGGTGCGACTGATGATGATGTACGCCCCGCCGCACTCGCCGCACTTGAGCAGGCCGGAGAACAGGTACTTGGGGCCGCTTCCCCCTGAGCCTTTGCCGGCGGTGCGCTTGGCCGCGGTGTCGCGCTTCTGTGATCGCGCCCGCGCTTCACACGCCTGCCAGGTGGCCGCATCGATGATCGCCAGCTCGGGCGCCTCCACGATCACCCATTCGGAGCGCGGCCGCATCGTGCGCCGACGCCGGCCGGTGGTCGGATCTTTCACCCATGCGGTTCGATTCCATACCTGCCGCCCGATATAGATCGGGTTCCCGAGCATGCCCACGCCTTTGCTGTCGGGGTAGAGCGCGGAATGCGCCCATGTTCCGCCGCGTGGCGAACTCACGCCCTGGCGGTTGAGCTCGTCGGCGATCTGGCGGCAGGTGGCGCCCTCGGCGTAGCGGTCGAATACATAGCGCACCCACTGGGCCTGCGCTTCGTCGATGATGCGCTTGTAGCCCCGACCGTCGTGCACGCTTCTGTAGCCGTAGGGCAGGCCGCCCGCGCTGTAGCCGTCGAGCGCCTGGCCCATCAGCCCGCGATGCGTCTTGGCGGCGAGCTCGTCGAGATAGAGCTCGCCCATCAGCCCCCGAAGACCGGCTTCCAGCTTGTAGCCCGATCGCGCGGTGTCCACGCCGTCGCTCACACCGATCACGCGCACCCCTGCGTACTTCAGCCGTCGGATTGCTTGCGCGCTCTCGATGTGGTCGCGCGACAAGCGCGAGAGGTCATCCACGAGCAGCACATCGAGCAGCCCGGCTTCAGCTGCAGCAATCGCGGCCTGATAGCCGGGCCGGTCAGTGCGCGCGCCGCTGATCGCCTGGTCCTGATACACGACAGGCGAGGCCCAGCCCATGCGGGCGCAGTAGGCTTCTACGTTGCGAAGCTGGTCGCGGATGCTGGCGTCGCGTTGATTGTCGGACGAGTAGCGAAGGTAGCAGGCGGTACGCATGATTCAGGGAGCTTACTGCGCGACGGGCGCGCTTTGAACGGGTCGATTTGAACGCTCGGCCTGAGCGCCTTGTCTGGCGGTGGTTTGCTGCTGCAAATGCCGCCGCACGGCTTGGCGAGCGAGCAGGCGAGCGAGCAGGATGTGAGCGGGGGTCATTTCGACCGCCTCCCCGGCGCCCTGGTTGGCAGGGGCGCCCATCCTTCATAGAGCGTGTCGCGGCCGTTCCACTGGCCATAGATCGCGCAACCGTGACGGGTCAGCAGCTGCACCTTCGTGCCGCGCGGGCAGCTGGCCATCGGCTGCCAGTGGTAGCCGTGGTCGACGGCTGCAGCGCGGGTGCTGTCGATTTGCGTCATGCAATCACCTCGATCTGAGCCTTTCTGATGGCGGTGAGCTGCCGATAGGACGTTGCAAACAGCGCGCCGCTGCGTCGGTTCCAGTAATCCATGCTGGTCTCTGCCAGCAGCTCGAGCGCCTTCAGTTCCTCGCCTGTCGTGCCGAACCTGCCGCGGCTTGCGTGGCGGTCGCGGATGTTCTGCAGGGCCACCAGGGCCAGCTCACACACTGCCGCTGCGCCGGCGTCGGTGCGCTGGCCGGTGTAGGCCCCGATGCCGATCTGCATCAGATCGAGGGTGTCGACCAAGTCGTTGAAGTGCGCGGCCTCTGCGAAGCCAAGCCTGAAGGCCTCGACCGCCATGCGAAGGCGAACTTCGTATGCGCTGTCGATCGACTGTGCGACCAGCCCGGGTGCGCAGGCCGCGCGGTACCGGATGCGTGCGCCACGTTTTCTCATGCCTGCACCTCTTCGAAGTGGTACTGCACAATCTCGGGGTATTTGCCGCCCGTGTTCAGGCGCAGGCCCGCAGGCTGGCGCAGGTCGCGGGCCGCTTGCCGCGCGGTGGCTACGTCGTTCGGTACCGGCGTGCCGTTGCTGCGCTGGTCCCACCAGGTGATGGCCTTCTGCCTGGCATAGCCCGCGTGTTCGATGCACACCCATTCGCGCGCAACGCGTGTGATGCCGTTCCAGTACTCGACCAGCAGGCTGTCGGGCTGACCGGGTTTGCTCCATTTGCGATAGCGCACGTCGGTGACCGGAACGTCTTCGATGGCGCTTGCTGCTGGCGCAGACAGCGGGCTGATGGCGCTGGCGGTGGCGTTGTGGTTGATGCGCTCGGGCTCTGGGAATGGGGTGCCGCAGCTCTCGCAGTGCGAGGCCGTGATCTGCGCGGGGTTGCCGCAGTGGTCGCAGTGCTTGATCGGCGAGGCATTGCCGCCGCTGCTGGTGCGGGCGATCTTGCGGCGCCCCTTGATGGCGTCGACCGGCCCCAGCGTCGCGGTGGTGTCGGTGAAGTCGAGCCACAAGCAGTCGCGCTTGCCGTCGGCGATGCGCAGACCGCGCCCGGCGATCTGGACATACAGCACCGGGCTGCGGGTGTTGCGCAGCAGCGCAATGCAATCAACGTCGGGCACATCGAACCCCGTGGTGAGCACGGCCACATTCACCAGGGCGCGCAGCCGTCCCGCGCGAAAGTCGCGGATGTGTGCATCGCGCTCTCCGGTCGGCGTCTCGGCACTGACCACGGCGCAGGCAATTCCGCGCGCCTGCAGTGCCTCGGCGATGTGGCGGGCGTGCTCGACGGTGACGCCATACACCAGCCAGCGGCGGCGATTGGCGGCCAGCGTCACCAGTTCATCGGCGCAGGCCTGCACGAGCTCGTCACGGTCGAGCTTTTCAGCAAGCGCGGACACCAAGAAGTCTCCGCCGCTCATGCGCACGCCGTCAGCCTCGAGGCTCTGCGTGGCCGCACCCAGCACCAGCGGCGACAGAAAGCCACGATCGAGCAGTTCGCGCATCGTCACCCGTGCGGCGACGTGGGTGAAGATCGGCTCATCAGCTGCCGTCAGCCACACGCCGTCACCGCGGTATGCGGTGCCCGTCCAGCCAATCACGCGCAGCGCCGGGTTGTAGCGCGTCAGCTCGGCGATCAGCTGGCGGTACATGCCGGCGTTTTTCGGACTGACGTTGTGGCACTCGTCGATCAGCAGCAGATCCACGCGGCCGAGCAGGTGCGCTTTCTTCGCGACGCTGCCGATGGTGGCGTAGAGTACGTCCCGGTTCAGATCCTTGCGGCCAAGGCCTGCCGAATGCACCCCGGCGGGGGCCTCGGGCCAGACGGCCTTGAGCTTTTCAAGGTTCTGCGCGCACAGTTCGCGGCTGGCCACCACCATCAGGATGCGCGTGCCCGGCCACTGGGTGAGCGCCTCGCGCGCCAGGGCGGCGATCATCACCGACTTGCCCGCACCCACACAGGCCTCGACGATGGGGTTGCCTTCCGGGTGCGCGCGAAACCAGTCCCACAGGGCGTCGATGACGCGGCGCTGGTAGTCGCGGAGGATCACACTTGCGCCCTCCATTCCGCACCGCGCACCGCGCGGCCGGCGGGCACCAGCGCGAACACTTCACCGCGTCCGCTGCCGTTACGCGCGGCAGCCATTGCAGCCGCTTGGGCCGCTTCAGCCTTGCTGAAGATGCGCATCGGGCGCTTGGGCGCGCGCACCAGGTAGCAAGCTGCGGTGTAGCGATCGTCGCCCGACAGGAGCGAGGCGCCGCGCATGGCGTCGCGCTGCAGTTCTTCGACCTGCTCTTGGAGGGCGGCGCGCGCAATGCGCTCGTGGGCGAGCTCGGCTTCGGCTACATCCAACTGTTGGCGCAGATCTGAGACGGCCTGCGTCAGATCCATGATCATCACACCCTGCTCAAGCAGCTTGTGATCCGTTTCGGTCGGCTCGTCCACCGCAACCGGCGCCGCCGTGGAGACGTCGGCAGGCACTTCCGGTGCGGGTTCAGGTTGGACGGCAGCGCCCTCGGCGGAAAGCGAAGGGAGAGCCGATGCGCTGCTGCCGGTGTTTTTCGTCACCGGCTGGACGTTCTTCAGGTTGTTGCCCTGCTTGGTCGCTGCACCTTCGGCAAGACGGGCTTTGCCGGCTTCGGTCAGGTGATACCCCGGCTGGCCGGTCACGTCGTCACGCGCCATTTCCAGCAGGCCGGACTTCTTGCAGTCGATCACGGACCATTTCACCTTCTGGCTGTCGTGATCGATGGCGTCGCAGATTTCGGTCATGGGCGCGCCCGGGTTCTTCGACACGGCGCGCAGGATTTCAAAACGGAGGTTCATTTCGGTCCCTTTTGGGTTGCAGTTTTCTTTCTGGCCAGCAGCTGGCGCGCGTCTTCGACTTCGAGCACCTCTGCTTCGCCTTTCTTGGGCTTGTGCTCTGCACGGATTCGCACTTTCACCACCTCGAGGCGCTTGATGAAATTGCGCAGCTCGAAGCAGGCTTTTCGACACGCGATGCGGGCGTCACCTGCCATCACGTTCATGTGGTGACTGACCCCCCCCTCTGTCGAGATGAGCACGCTGAATTCGCGACGCCGGCTCATGCCGCCACCTTTGCGCCGAAGGCCTGGCGGAAGGCCTCGATGTCGGGGTGGCCAATGGCGCGCTTGTCCTCACATGCGTGAATCTCGATGCTGCTGTAGTCCTGGGCGCCGCCTTCGGCGTTCTGGAACTGCGCGCCCGTGGCGCGGTTGCGGTACGTCACCACGTTGGCCGCGTCGTCGCCGCCGATGGGCTCGGCCCAGTTTTCGAGCAGGATCGGAATGAACCGGTGCGCCTGGCAGCCCTGCAGCTGGTGCTCGAACGCAAGCGGGCGGATGCTGTGACGCTCGCACGACCAGGTGCCGTCGCGCTCGGGGGTGATGTGCGCGCAGCTGCGGCAGGTGGGCGCGGGCGCCGCGGTGCCGTGGCAGAGCGCGTGCATATGGCAGAACTTGCACTCGAACCACGCCGGGTCGTTGCTGATGGGCGGCGGCGGCTCGGCAGCGAAGATGATCTGCTCGGCGCGGTGCAGGATGGCTTGTGCGGCCTTGTGGTCGAGCTCGAGGCGCTCGGTGTAGATCGCGTCGTTGTCCTTGTTCACCGCCATGTACATGGCGCGCTCCATGCCGGTCAGCGCCATGTAGACCTGCATCTGCGCCCAGTGCATGTACTTGGCCTTCTCGACGCCTTCGCGCTCGAGCTTGGCAAAGCTCTTGGCGTTGTGGGTCTTGAACTCCAGCACGTGCCACGTTTTGGGGGCTTCGGGCAGGCCGATGCAGGCGCCGTCCATGTGGCCGCGGAAGTGGCCGCCGTGGGCGCTGACGGCGAACTGGCGGCCATCCGGCGCCACCTCATGTACCGTGACGCCGATCGCGCGCAGGTCCTCGATGAAGAAGGCCTCTTCGTTGTGGCCGCGCTTGAAGAGCCGCAGCAGCCGGCCGCCGAACTGCTCGCGCCGCGCCAGGCGAAACGACAGCCACAGGTAGCGGGCGCAGTGGTGGCCAATGGCGGAAGCGCCCAGGTAAGGGCGAGGCGGCTGCGCGGCTTCGCGCGCCTCGTAGGCGGCAAAGATCGCCGCGGCGGTCTGGTATTGGGGTTCGGGCAGTGCGGGCATGTCGGCCTCGAATGCAGGGCAACGGCTGCGGGTGTCTGAGGGATAGGTGAGCGTCGGGCGGTCAGTCAGACCCGCCTCGACGGGTTTGCGGCAGTGCAGACGGGTGTCAATGCGCCTGCACCCCGCGTGCTTGCAGGCGCGACAGATCACGCGTTTTGCTGCCAGGGCATGGCCGACTGCTGCTGCGCCGGCGCCTGACCCGCCCACGGTGCAGGCTGCTGGACAAACGGCGCAGGCTGCGCGGGCTGGTGAAACGCGGGTGCAGGCTGCTGCGCCGGCTGAGCGAACGCCGGCTGCGGGGCGAAGGGGGCAGGCTGAGGTGCCGCAGCCGGCATGCCTTGAACGCCGGCAGGCTCGTAGCCCTTTACCTCGTTGTCGTCGCCGTACTGCTCGTCCTTGCGAACAACAACGCGCACGCGCGCTGGGCGGTTGTGCAGCTGGGTGCTGTCCTGCAGGCGCAGCACACTCACCGCGTGGCACAGGGCCGACAGTTGCTTTTGCCCGATCTGCTCGGCGGCCTGGCTGGCGTTCTTGACGTTGATGCGGTCGAAAATCAGCCGGCCTTTGTACTGGCCGTCCAGCACCTTCCAGGTGGCCTGTAGATAGTGGCCGGTGCCGTTCTTGGTGGGCTTGATGTCGCTCTCGATGATCTGAGCGAGATAGGTTCCGGCCGGGATCGGCGACATTCCGGCATCGGGTTCAACGGTGGTGGCGTCAAAGCTGAAGGCAGCCATGGTGGTTTGCTCCTTGGGTGGGTGGCTCAGAAAGGGGTGCCGGTGATCTTGGCGTGGATGTGCGCGAGGTCAGGCGGCTCGAACATGTCGAGCGCGCCAGAGCGGTCCTTGGCCTCGTAATTGAAGTCGCGCGCGGTTTGCAGCACGCGGTAGGGGTTGCCTTCGGGGTCGCGTTCGATGCGCAGGCTGAACACTTCGTCGAAGAAGTAACCGATGCCTTGCTTGAGGGTGTTGCCCGGCAGGCTGGGGTAATAGAGCATTGCCCCGGTCTGCTCGTCCTTGGCGCGCTCTTGCTTGCAGCTGAAGTACACGTTGCGGCCTGGCAGGTCGCGGAAGGCGCGCACCAGCTCGCCCATGCGCTCGGCCAGTGCGCCGTAGGCCTGGCGCGGGTCCTTGGCGCCTTTCTTCTCTGCGGCCAGGCACACTTCGCCGATCTCGCTGATCGAGTCCAGGCACACCCACTTGAACTGCTGGCCCTCGCCCGATTCGGTGACGAACTTGTAGGCCTCGTGCACGTCATCGATGCTCTTGACCTCGATGACGGGGATGTCCTTGTCGCGCAGGGACAGCAGACCGGCCTCGGCACTGATGATGACCGTGGGTGCCGCCGTGGTCCCGCACAGCACCGTTTTGCCAGCGCCTGCCGGGCCATGCACCAGGATCTTGATGCCGTTGTCGCGCACCGACTGCTTGGTGCTCGTGAGCTTGATTGCCATCACAGCACCTCGACCTTGACACCCGGTTTGCTGGGCTTGGCGGTGATGAACTGCGCGGCGGCGGCATAGGCGTCGGGCGCCATGTCTTGCGCGGCGCGCAGCTTGCGCGTGTCGATATCGGCGCTCCACTTGAAGACGGCTTGCGCCTGTGCGGGCAGAAAGGACCAGTGCTCTTGCAGGGCCGCGGTGTCGACGCTGCGGGTCAGCTTGCGTGTGACCGACACCTTCACGGTGTCGAGCTTGTTGGTGGTGGTGCCTTCGTCTGCGCCGGGCAGCATCGCGACGATCTGCGCCTCGATTTCGTAGCGGCGCGTGCGGGCGGCGTCCTCGTCGGCCTTGGCGGCAAGCCAGGCGGCAGACAGCGTATCCAGTGAGGTGGGGGCGTTCATTTGCGGTTTCCTTCGGTCGATTGGTGAATGGCCTGCTCGGTGTAGTGGTCCTGAAGCTCGAGGGCGCCGTAGCCGAGAAAGATCAGCGCAGCAGCGAGCCAGCGCGCCCACGTCGGTAGCGGATTGGAATCGGTCGGTCGGTGGTTCATGGCGCGTGGCTCTTTGTGCAGTTCAGCCGGAGCCGTCGCCGGAGCCGTAGCCGTCGCCGGAGCCGTCGCCGTCGCCGGAGCCGTAGCCGTCGCCGGAGCCGGAGCCGTCGCCGTCGCCGGAGCCGTAGCCGTCGCCGGAGCCGTCGCCGTAGCCGGAGCCGGAGCCGTAGCCGGAGCCGGAGCCGTAGCCGGAGCCGGAGCCGTAGCCGGAGCCGGAGCCGTAGCCGGAGCCGTAGCCGTCGCCGGAGCCGTCGCCGGAGCCGGAGCCGTAGCCGGAGCCGTAGCCGGTTACTTCCGCCATGCCTTCACGCTCGCGATCGACTCTCGCGCCTTGTCGGTGATGGGGATGATCTCGATCGCCTCGGTCAGCAGCACTTCATCAACCGGTGCGGGGAACTTGCAGTTATCCGGGGCGCTGGTGCCGTCGGTGGCCAGCTGCGACAGGCTTGCGGCGCCGTCCCAGTACCAGATGCGGCGCGCGTCCTTGAGCACCACTTCCTTGCCTTCGCGGCTTGCGACCGTGCCGGCGAAAACGCCCGCCGAGTACGTGCGCACCATGCAGTAACGTCCGATCAGTTCCATTTCTTGCTTCTCCAGGTGGTGGGTTTGTCTTCATCGGTATCGCCCATCCCGCTGCCGGTGATACCGGCCTTCCGAGTCTCCCGGTGCTGCTGGGCTGTACTGGCGGGGTGGCGATGGGGTGAATTCTACGACTGTAGATTTTTACGTGTCAACAACCGTAGAACTACAGGCGCAAAAAAACCGCCTCGTGGGCGGCGGCCGTAAAAAAGCCCGCGCGCGGCGGGCTTGGTATGGAATGAAGCTGGGCCGGCTAGGCGGTCACTTCAGCCGCTGATTGCGAATGGTTGCTGTAGGTCGGCCAGTCGGGCATGTAGTCGTCGGCTTGGTTCCCCCAGGTCGCCCATCCTTCGCGGCTGCCGCGCGCGAATAGCTCGAGGTAATCACCTGGGCTGCACGACTCGATCAGCTCATATTGCTCGTCTGGCTTGCGCGAGTGCTCGCGCTTCATCGTCTTGATGATGTTCACCTGCCGGCGCCCAGGCGCAAGCGTGCGCGCATTCTTGCCGCGCACACCGAAGAGCAGCAGCTCAGTGGTGTTGCGGAAGTAGAATCCGACGCCACGCCCGTCCGGCCCGCCGTCCTTCCTGATCTTGTGCCAGACGATGTTGCTCTTGTACTGGAAGCCCCAAGCCTGCATGACCTGCAGCCCCTCGGGCAGTAGCGCATTAGGCACCCACAGGTAAAGGTGCGCGGGGTCGTCGGCAAGCTGCGCGACGGGCAGGGCAAGGATGTCTGGCAGCATCATTGTGCCGTAGCGGTTCAGGCGCTTGTGCTCGGGCGCCATCTTGCCGGTGCGGTTCTGGAACTGCCACGGCGGGTCAGCCAGGATTGTGCGGAATTTGCGCCCGCCGACGCGGTCGAGCAGGTCTTGCGAGGCGTCATTCATGTTGGTCGTCCTTGATCAGCTTCGGAGTGATGCCCAGCACCAGCACCGGGCAGCCGCCGCTGCGGCCAGCGTTGATCCGGTAGAGCAGCTTGCCCATCCAGGTGGTGCTGGCGCCGTACTTCGGCATGATACCGAGTTGGCGGAACACTTCGTTCATTGATTCGCTTCGCGTGAGCAGCACGGCCGCGCTGATGATGCCTGCCTCGTGGAACGCGCGGAAAGCGTACAGGTCGCGGTCGAAGGTCTGGTCCTTACTGTTCCACTCCATGTCGAACGCGACGGCGTTCTTCACGAAGTCGATCTTGTGACCATCCATGAAGCGCTCGAGCCGCCGCTCGTGACGCACGATTCCGGTGTCGGCGCGCGTCTCCATCGTGACCAGCAGGTCGCCATAGATGCGCGACTCGAACCAGCCGGACGGGCGCAGCAAACCTGCCATTCGGCGCGGTATCGCTGACTCGTTTCCTCCTGGCGCAAGCAGGTCGGCGCGCGTGATGTGGAAGGCTTCGAGCGCATGAACCAGCTCGGCCATCTCGTCCGGGCAGCCCGCCGCAAGCACCTCGGCTGCATGGCGGAAATTGTGAACCTCGTAGCGCTGCAGCACCGGCTCGGGCAGGTACCGCTCAATCACTTCTTGCCATCCTTTCTCCATGTACGGTTCATCGATACCGTTTCACTGCCTCGCGCACCACGCCCACGATGCGGCTGTGCCCGAGCGGCTTGATCGGGTAGCGCGGGTTGAGCGGCTTCAGGTACAGGTCGGCACCGTCCCTCACGAGCTGCTTGAACGTGGCCTCGTCATCGCCATTCTTGGCGATCACGTAGTCGCCAGGGTGGGCGTCCATCTCGGGCTCGACGACCAGGATGGTGCCGGGCGCAAACTCGGGCTCCATCGAATCGCCCTCGACGCGCAGCGCAAAGGTATGTGCCTGCACCGACACGCTGGTGTCGATCCACTCGAAGCCTTCGCCCGGATGCAGCAGATCGGCCGCGTGCGACCAGTCTCCAGCCTGCACCCATGAGATCAGCGGCACGCGGTGGCGTCGCTCGGGCGCCGCGCTCACGTTCGAGGGCTCGTGCAGGGGTGGGGTGGCGGCAGCCGCTCCCGACTCCAACTCTTCAACGGATAGCCCGAATGCGCGCGCCAACGCAGTCGCGTACTGCGAGCGTTTGCTGTCGCGCTTTTCAAGCGCGTTGATCGTGCCGACTTCGACGCCAGACCTTACGGAAAGGTCTTCCATCGTCCAGCCGTTTCGCTTGCGCAGCGCCTCGACGTTTTTTCCCAGTGCCATAGCCGAAAACTAAACAGTTGTAGAGCAGCAGGCAAACACAGACGTTGAAATTCCAACATCTACAGTTGTAGAATCTCTACATGGATCAGCTCATTAAAGCCCTCTCTGTAGTTGGCGGCCCGGCAAAGCTGGCGGCAACCCTTGGCGTGTCCGTTCAGGCGGTTTGCTTCTGGCGCGATGGGGCTCGCCGCATTCCGGCTGAACACTGCCCCGCCATCGAACGCGCTACCGCCGGCTCCGTGCGCTGCGAAGACCTGCGCCCGGACGTGGATTGGGGTTACCTCCGCGGCACCGCGCCCGCCCACCACCACGAGGCGGCGTGAGATGAGCGTGATCTGCGTGACGTTGTCCGATGCCCAGCTGGCGCGCCTGGCTGAACTGGTCGTGCAGCGGCTTACGGTGCAGCTGCGCTCGCAAAGCCCATTTGCCGCACCCCCTCTCCAGACAGCACCGCTGCAATGCCGTGGGTCGGAAGCTCCAGGCGCAGATGCGCGTCCGGCAGGGATAACGTGGTGAAAGGCACGCCGACCTCGATGGATTCGACGAGCAGGTATTGCACCGGCTCGTTCTGGAATACGGCCGTTCGGGTGTGCGCCGCGAGCAGCGCGCGGACACAGGGCTCCAGCGCCGCCGACAAGACGACTGACTTCATGGCTTCCCCTTTGTGAAGGATGGTGATGTGAGAACCAACATCCTACCTGCATTGGGGAAGCCGCCCGTTTCCATGGCGACATCATCGTCGTCCCCGCTCGCGAGTCGGTATAGCCCGCGTGTTGCGCCTTCGCCGATGGCCAGTAATCGGCGACCCACCCTCTGACAACCTTTGACGCTGCCATGGACAAGATGACCGACAACCTGAACATCAAGATGCCCCCCGAGCTGGTCGCGCGCATCAGCCTTGCCGCCGGGTTCTATGGCGAAGGGCGCTGCGACTACATCCGCCGGCTGATCGAAGAGGATCTGGCGCGCCTGGAGGCCAAGCGCGAAATCCTCAATGCCATGTTCGGGTGCGGCGATGGGCTTCCCAAGTAAAACCGGGTTCGATATGGCACGCCCCGCACAGCCCGCAGCGCACGCCCCCATGGCCGAGTGGGCCTGCGCCTATGTGCGCATGGGCTTTCACCTGTGCTTGCTGCGCCCGAAGCAGAAGATTCCGATGCTGGCGGCCTGGAACGATCCGCACCGCGTGCTCGACACCGAAGACAAGGTGCGGGCGGCGCTGCTGGCCAACCCTGCCTGCGGCATTGGCCTGGTGCATGCGACCAGCCGCACGGCGACGCTCGACGTGGATCACGTGGACTTCACCCGGCTGGCGTTCGCGCAGTTCGGGATCGAGTTCGATGCGCTGCTGGCGGCGTTCCCGCGCCTCAAGAGCCGCGAGGGGCGCGACAAGATTCTGATGCGCCTGCCCGAGGGCTTTGTGCCGGGTGCCGAGGGTGTGCCGACGAAAACCGTGCTGCGCTGGCCAGACCCGGCCACCGGCGAGATGGTGACGGTGCTCGAGCTGCGCGGCGGCATCAACCAGGACGTGCTGGCGCCGTCGATCCACCCGGACACGCAGCAGCCCTATGCGTGGGCAGAGGGGCAATCGCCCTGGGACTTCGAGGCGGTGCCCGAGATCGATGCGCGCTTGCTGACGATCTGGCGGGAGTGGCCGCGCTTTGGCAAGCAGCTGGAGCAGGCGTGCCCCTGGCGCCCCAAGATGGAGGACGCGCCGCCGCCGGTGATGCGGGCAACCAGCCGCCGCAACGACAGCCTGATCGAGCGCTTCAACGCTGACCACGACGTGGCGCAGTTGCTGACCGGCTACGGCTACAAGCGCATCGGTGCGCGTTGGCTGGCACCCAGCTCGAAAACGAAGCTGCCCGGCGTGGTGGTGCTCGAGGGCAAGGTGTATTCGCACCACGGATCGGACGTGCTCAACAACGGGCACGCGAACGATGCGTTCGATGTGTTCATGCTGCTCGAGCACGGCGGGGACTTTACTCGGGCGATTCGGGCGATTGCGAAGGAGTACCGCGAGCAGGATGCGCCGCCGACACCGGCCGACGTGTCGGGCTTCATGCAAAAGCTGGGCAGCACGAAGGATGAGCAGGTCGAGCGCCTGAAGGAGCTGGCCGCGCAGCCTGAGCTGTCGCGCGTGGACGATGCGGGCCTGCGCGTGGTGCCTTTCCCGGTGGCGGGCCTCGAGGCGCTGGCGCGCTGGTTTGATGTGGCCTTCGATGAGACGCACCCGCTGGTGAGCCAAGCGGCCGTGCTGGCGCTGATTGGGACCGCCGCAGGCCGGCACTACGCCAGCCAGTACGGTGACGGCACCGGCCTTTACCTGGGCCTGATGACGCCCCCCGGCGGCATGGCGCGCTACACCACGATCGGCTGCAACCAGGTGCTGATGGCGGCTGGCTTGCGCCACATGGTGCGTGGTACGCGCCTGGGGAGCCCGCAGCAGCTCTACAGCCTGCTGTGGAACCGGCCGGCGGCGCTGTACCTGGCCGAAGACTACGGCGACCAGGTGCGCATTGCGCGGCGCCAGCCCTCGGGGCTGCTGGAGCAGACGCTGTCGCTGGTGACCGGGGCGGTGGCCAGTGGGGCCGATCTGCTGCTCGACAACTGGCAGGAGATCGGACTCAAGCACAGCGACGGCGACGGCAACCCGCAGCCGACCATCCGCATGCCGGCGCTTTGCATGCTGGCGACGATCGCGGGCAACCAGGTGGGCAAGGTGTTTGGCCCGCTGGAGGTGTCACGCGGGTCTATCGACGGCATGCTGTTTGTGCCGGCGAGCAACCCGGACCACTGGCACGCCCGCCCGGCATTGCATGCGCCACCTGCGCCACCGGTTGAGGCCGTCGAGCGCCTGCGGGCGATGCGCGGCTTTGAGCCGGGGCAGACCTCGATGACCGCGGCGCAGATGGACGCGGAGATCGGCGGCAGCCAGGCGACGCCGGTCACAGTGCGCTTCACGGGCGACGTGCAGGCGGTCGAGGCGGCCTGGATCACCAAATACAAGGGGCAGGGGCCCGCCATCCGCGCGATGGTGGCCGCGGCGCGCTCGCGCCTGCGCCGGATCTGTACCGCAATGGCGGCTTTCGCCAACCCGAAGGCACCGGTGGCGGACATGGCCATCGTGGCGTGGGCGGCCGGCTGGGTGGGGTACGGCCTGGAGCAGACGATTGTGGAGGCGGAGCTGCGCGCGACCGCGGACGACGACCGGCCCGACGTGTATCAGCAGGTGCTTGAGTTTATCGGCGAGGCGGGCAGCGACGGGCGCGCAAAGCGCAGTCTGATCAGCGGCTGCAGGGCGTTCCGCTCGCTGTCGGACGACAAGCGCGCCGAGCTCATCACCCAGCTGCACGGCGACGAGCAGATCCACACGCTGCCCACCAAATCCGGGCGCGGGAAGGTCTATGTGCATGCCCGCTTCGTCAAGGTGCTGACGGAAAACGCAACTGCTGACGATGTGCTGACAAACGCTGTCAGCACTTCAAACACGCGCCAGCAAAGCGATGCAGCCCAAGTGCTGACAGCTGACAGCGGAAGTCCCTCCCTATTAGAGGATAGACATTCGGTATACGTCAGCACGTCAGCACGTCAGCACTTCGATGAAACCCAGTAGCAGCAAGGGATTGAACCGCTGACACGGCTTCAAAAAACCTGTCAGCACTTGTCAGCACTTTGTCAGCACTTCGAACAGGACGAGAACCATGGAATTGACGACCGCACAACGCGCCGCCCTAGATCTGCTTGCCGACTTCGCCATGGGGCGAACACCGCATGGCATCGCAACGCTGTCCGGCTATGCCGGCGTGGGGAAAACCACCGTCGTGGCAGCGCTGCTCGATGAGGTGAGCACGGCGCTTCGCGTTCTGGTGACCGCGCCCACCCACAAGGCCCTGGCGGTGCTGGGCAGCAAGCTCGATGACACCCAGTGCGAGCTGATGACGACGCACGCTGCCCTGGGGATGAAACTGACCGAGCTCGAGAGCGGAGAGCATCGACTGCAGCGCGAGGGATCGGCCTGCATTGCTGACTACGATCTGGCCGTGGTCGATGAGGCTTCGATGATCCATCCGGATCTGTTCGCAACCATGCTCTCCGCCCGTCGGCGCTGTCGCATCCTGTTCGTGGGCGACCCCGCCCAACTGGCACCGGTGGGAAGCGACGAGATCAGCCAGGCGTTCGGCGACGTGGTGCCCCTGCATGTGCGCCTGGATGAAGTGGTGCGGCAGGCGGCAGAGCACCCTTCCATTCGCTTTTCGATTGCGCTGCGTGAGGATGTGGCCGCCGGTCGTGCCCCGTCCCTGCTGAAGCTGGCCAGCTTGATGCAGGCCGGCGATGAACGGCACATGGCCATCACGCCAGGCGGAGAGGCTGCACTGCAGACCTATGCGCTTGACGCCATCCGCAACGGGCTCGATACCCGCATCCTGGCTTTCACGAACCGGGCGTGCATCCGCCACAACGAGGCGATCCACGCGACCCTGTACCCAGGCGTGCATGGCTTTGCAGTCGGCGAGCAGGTGATCGCGCAAGAGGGCTTCCAGATGCGCGGCAAGCACGGCGACACGGTGCAGGTTCGGACCAGCGAGCTGCTGACCGTTGAAGAGGTTTCGACCGCTTTGCACGAGCTCTCGCCCGACATCCCGGCCTGGCAGATTCGATTGGTGGGCGAGGGCGGCAAATGTGGCACGGCGTGGGTGGCGCAGAACCGCCAGCTGCTCGAGCAAGAGATCGGCGAGCAGTTCGGGCTGTGGCGTCGCTACAAGGCCGAAGCCAAGTCCGCAGACCCCCGCAGCCGCGGCGCACTGGAAGCGCAGGCCAAGAAGGCCAGCGGCGCCGCGTGGGCCCTGCGTAGCCGCTACGCGAACATCCGCCACGCCTATGCGCTGACGATCCACAAGAGCCAGGGCAGCACCTTCGAGACGGTGCTGATCGACTGGTCTTCCGTGCCCAATGACGCGGGCGCGGATGCTGCGCGCCTGGCCTACGTGGCCATCACCCGGCCGTCGAAATTCGCCGTGATCGTGACGCAGTGAAGAGGCCCGCATGATTTCGTTTGTGATTCCCGGTGCGCCCGTCGGCAAGGGCCGCCCGCGAGCATTTCGCATGGGCAACAGCGTGAGGATGCACACCCCGGAGAAGACCGCGATCTACGAGAACCTGGTCAGGGTGAAGGCCGAGGAGGCCATGGCCGGACGGCCCCTCATCGAGGGGGCTGTATCGGTGGAGATTGGCCTCTTCGTCACCCCGCCGGCGAGCTGGAGTCAGAAGAAACAGCGCGCGGCCATTGCGGGTGAGATCTTCCCGACCTCGAAGCCCGACGTCGACAACGTCGTGAAGGGCATCTTCGACGCCTGCAACGACATCGTGTGGCGCGACGACAAGCAGGCCTGTGACGTGACTGTCACCAAGCGCTACGCCACGGCGGCGATGGCGTATGTCCGGGTAAAGCCGCTGGCCTTGGCCGCATCGTGAATTCGTGAAAATGGAGATCTCCCACATGGGTAAAAGCGCAACTGCAGAGGGACTGCAGCCGCTGTTCGAGAGCGCACACAGCGCGCTGGTGTTCGCCTTCAACTTCTCGGGTCAGTGCTATGACCGGCCGATGATGAATCGGCTGGCTGCGCCCGCGCTGGGCAGCGGGAAGGGGCTCGCCTCGCTCGACGGTGCGGGGCAGTCGGGGATGATCCGGGCCGAGCTGGCTGCGATCGGAAAGCTCGGCGAAGCGGTGCTGACCGCACGCGTCGCCCCGAGATCGATCCCGTGCCAGTGCCGTTCGTCGTGCTGCTCGGGACAGCGAGCGAACAGGGACTGGGCGGACGCGATCGCTTACTTGTCCGAGCAGGCCAGAACGACGGCGCTGGCTGGCTGCACATCGAACGGCTTGCTCAGGCGCGAGTACGTCGTGCGCTACTTCACCCGGAAAGCGGACCGTGTAAGCCTCGAGGCGATCGCGGAGCGGCACGGCATCGCCCGCAACACGGTCAGCGCTCATGCTGCGAAGGTGGCCGCATGGCTTGGCGGCAAGACTGCAACCAAAGGCGAAGTGGTCGCGCCGGGCCTGGAAGCGATCGCTTTCGATGTGATCGACGAGCGCTTGCGCGCTGTCGGCATGGTGGGTGGATAGGCGCCAGTTGCAGAGTGGTCGAAAAGCGCCCAAAATAGCGCGCATTACCGTAGTCCTAGAACTGCGTCCAAAACCCGCTCAGCCCACGCTCGGCGGGTTTTTTGTTGCCCGCACCCTGTGAAGCCATGGCCCGAACACGCTACCGACAAGAGTTCTCGGAGCAGGCGCTGAAGTTGTGCCGATTGGGCGCGACGGACAAGGAGCTGGCCGATATTTTCGGGGTGTCAGCCCAGACCCTGAACGCCTGGAAAAAGGCGCATCCCGACTTCCTTGAGTCCCTAAAAGCGGGCAAGGCAATCGCCGATGCCGAAGTCGCCGACAAGCTGTTCAGGCGTGCGACCGGCTACGAACACAAGGCGGTGAAGATCGTCGCAGACGCCAAGACCGGCGCAGAGCACCAGGTCGAGTACATCGAGCGCTACCCGCCGGACACGACCGCCTGCATTTTCTGGCTGAAGAACCGGCGCCCGGACCTGTGGCGCGACAAGGTGCAGCAGGAGGTGACCGGCGCCGATGGTGGCCCTGTGGTGCATGAGATCGTCCGGCGCATCATCGATCCTGGTCATGGCGGCGCTGGTCATTGAGACGCCGCGCGTCTTCGTTCCGCTGCTTCAGCCGGCACGGTACAAGGGCGCGTGGGGTGGGCGCGGCTCGGGCAAGTCGCACTTCTTCGCCGAGCTGCTGATCGAGGATTGCCTGGCCGAGCCGGGCAACTCGGGCGGGATGGGGATGCGCGCGGTGAGCATCCGCGAGGTGCAAAAGACCCTGAAGGAGTCGAGCAAGCGGCTGCTGGAGGACAAGCTGCGGGCGTTTGGCCTGACAGAGGCGAGCGGCTTCAAGGTGTTCAACGAGGTGATCCAGACGCCCGGCGATGGGGTCATCACGTTTCAGGGGATGCAGGACCACAACGCGGAGTCGATCAAGTCGCTGGAGGGCTATCGGCGGGCCTGGGTGGAAGAGGCGCAGACGCTGTCGGCGCGTTCGCTTTCGCTGCTGCGCCCGACGATCCGGATGGAGGGCTCGGAGCTGTGGTTCTCGTGGAACCCGCGGCGCAAGACAGACCCGGTGGATTTGATGCTGCGCGGCGCAGAGCTGCCGACAGGCGCAAGCGTCGTGCGGGCGAATTGGTCGGACAACCCGAAGTTTCCGAGCGTGCTCGAGATGGAGCGACAGGATTGCCTGCGCACCAGCCCTGAGCAGTACGGGCACATCTGGGAGGGCGACTACGCCACGGTGAATGCCGGGGCTTACTTCGCCAGGGCGCTGGCCGATGCGCGGGCACAGGGGCGGATTGGGCGCGTGGCTGCCGATCCGTTGATGACCATCCGGCTGTTCTGTGACATCGGCGGTACGGGGGCACGAGCCGACGCGTTCGCGATCTGGGCGGTGCAGGTGATCGGGCGCGAGATCCGGGTGCTGGACTACTACGAGGCGGTTGGCCAGCCGCTGGCGACGCACCTGGAGTGGATGCGCCGCAAGGGCTACACGCCGGAGCGGGCGCAGATCTGGCTGCCGCACGATGGCGCGGCCGGCGACAAGGTGTTCGCGGTCAGCTACGAGTCGGAGCTGAGGAAAGCGGGCTACTTCGTTACGGTGATTCCGAACCAGGGGCGCGGTGCTGCCGCTGCGCGTATCGAGGCGACGCGGCGCTGGCTGCCGTCGTGCTGGTTCAACGAGGCGACAACGTCGCCCGGGCTGGATGCGCTGGGCTGGTACCACGAGCGCAAGGACGAGGCGCGGGGCGTTGGGCTGGGTCCCGAACACGATTGGGCAAGCCACGGCGCTGACGCCTTCGGCCTGATGGCGATTTCGGTGGAGCAGCTGTTCCCGGTGGTGAGACAAAACGAAAACGCAGGCAGCTACGGCGGTGGCGGCGGCTGGATGGGGTAACGATGGCAACTGACAAGGACATTCTGGACGAGGCGCGGCAGGCCTTCGACCAGGCGGCGGATGCCGAGCAGCACAACCGCGAAGAGGCGCTGGCCGACCTGAAATTCGCGCGCCTGGGCGAGCAGTGGCCCGAGGCCATCAGGAAGCAGCGCGAGCTCGACCAGCGCCCCTGCCTGACGATCAACCGGCTGCCCTCCTTCGTGCGCCAGGTGGTCAATGACGCGCGGCAGAACAAGCCGGCGATCAAGGTGCTGCCGGCGGATGACACGGCAGACCCGCAGACGGCCGAGATCATCAACGGGCTGATCCGCAACATCGAATACACCTCGAACGCGGATGTGGCTTACGACACGGCACTGGAGTCGGCGGTGACGGGTGGTTTCGGGTACTTCCGCATCTCGGCGGACTATGCCCATGACGATTCCTTCGATCTGGATCTGTCCATCCAGCGCATCGTCAATCCCTTCACGGTGTATGGCGACCCGCACTCGACGGCGGCTGACTCCAGCGACTGGAACACCGCCTTCGTGACGGAGCTGATGCGCCGCGCCGACTTCGAGCGCCGCTACAAGGGCGCCGAGCCGGTGGACTGGGACACAGGCGCCTATTCCGAGCTGGATCAGCCGTGGGCCGAAGGCAAGCGGGTGATGGTGGCCGAGTACTGGCAGCGCGACGCCGTGCGCAAGGCAGTTGTTCGGCTGTCGGACGGTTCGATCATGGAGGCCGAGCGCTACATGGCCGGCAAGGACATGTTCGATGTGCTGGGCGTGAGTGTGGTCGGCGAGCGCGACGTGAAGTCGTGGAAGGTGGTGCAGCGCCTGATGACCGGCGCCGAGGTGCTGGAAACCAACGAGTGGGCGGGTAGGTTCATCCCGATCATTCCGGTGTATGGCGATGAGATCAACATCGAGGGCAAGCGCTACTTCCGCAGCCTGATCCGCGACGCGAAGGACCCGCAGCGGATGTTCAACTACTGGCGCACGACCAGCACCGAGCTGGTGGCGCTGGCGCCGCGAGTGCCCTACATCGGGCCGCGTGGTGCATTCACGACCGACGCGCACAAGTGGGCATCGGCCAACACGAAGAACTGGCCCTACATCGAATTCGATGGACCGATTCCGCCTCAGCGCCAGCCGCTGGACTCCGGGGGTGCGATCGGGGCCATGCAGGAGGCCATGGCAGCCAGTGACGACATGAAGTCGATCATGGGGCTGTATGACGCAAGCCTGGGCGCCAAGAGCAACGAGACGAGCGGACGGGCCATTCTGGCGCGACAGCGGGAGGGGGATGTCAGCACCTTCCACTTCATCGACAACCTGTCGCGTGCGATTCGGCACGCTGGGCGGGTGCTGATCGACCTGATTCCGTCCTTCTACACCGGCGAGCGCATCGTGCGCGTGCTGGGACAGGACGGCGCGCCGCAGACCGTGCCACTAGGTCAGCCGGTGCCGCTGCCCGATGGCACCTCGCGGGTGTTCGACCTGTCGGCAGGCAAGTACGACCTGACCGTGACGACCGGCCCGAGCTTCACGACGAAGCGCGAGGAGGCGGCGGTGCAGATGACCGAGTTCGTGCGCGCCTATCCGCAGGCTGCGCCGCTGGTGGGCGATCTGATCGCGAAAAACCAGGACTGGCCAGGGGCCGAGGAGTTTGCCAAGCGCTTCCAGGCGATGTTGCCGGCGGCGATCCGCGGCGAGGATCCGGCCATGCAGCAAGCGCAGCAGCAGATGCAACAGCTGCAGGGCCAGCTGCAGCAGCTTCAGCAGCAACTGGCCGAGGCGAACGACGACAAGGCCATCGAGGCGCGCAAGCTCGATATCGACGCCTTCAACGCGGAGACGAACCGGCTGAAGGCGATCGGTGCGGGCATGGCGCCCGAGCAGGTGCAGGCCTTGGTGGTGCAAACGATGCAGCAGCTGCTGGCCTCGCCCGATGTGCTGCCAGGGGCGCCCCCCATGGCGCAGGGGCCGATGCCGCCACAAGGCATGCAGATTCCCAACCAACCGCCTCCGGGCGGTTTTTTTACGCCTCCGTTCAACGACGGCGGGCAAATCACCAACCCGTGAGGAGTGATCCATGGACGAAGAAACGACCAACCTGCCCGACAACGAAATTCCGGATGACGCTGCCGGCGCGGGAGTCGAAAACACCAACGTGCCCGATGACGACGGCGCCGGCCTGCTGGGCGATCCGCAGCCGCAAGACGACGGCCAAGCCCAGTCGCAGCAGGATGACGACACCGAAGAAGTCGAGCACGACGGAAAGAAGTTCCGCATTCCGAAGGAGCTGAAGTCGGCCCTGATGATGCAGGCCGACTACACGCGCAAGACTCAGGAGCTGGCAGAGCAACGCCGGACGGCTGAGGCCGAGCGTACCCGCTTCGCCCAGGCCAATCAGGAGCACATCCAGGGGGTGGCGCGACTGGTGGCGATGGACGAGCAGATCGAGGCGTTCAACAAGGTCGATTGGAAGACCCTGAGCGACAACGATCCGGTCCAGGCGCAGCAGGCCTGGATGCAGTTTTCTCAACTCAAGGACGCGCGCCAGCAGATGGCCGTCCAGTTGCAGCAGCAGGAACAGCAGCGCGCTCTCGAGATGCAGCAGGTCACCGCCAAGCAGATCGAGGAAAGCCAGGCGGTTCTCGCGCGCGACATCAAGGGCTGGTCCCCACAAATGGCCCAGCAGCTGACCCAGTTCGCGGCCAAGGAGTACGGCTTCCAGCCGCAGGAGCTGGCGCAGGTCTATGACCCGCGCGTGGTGAAGCTGTTGCACTCGGCCTGGATGGGTTCCGAGCTCATGAAGAAGCAGATGGCGGCGACGCAAAAGCCCGCCGGCAACCCCGCAAAGCCCGTGCCGCAGGTCGGCAGCGGCGCCGCACCGGCCGGGAAGGACCCGGCCCGGATGTCGGACGCGGAGTGGCTGGAGAGCCGCATGAAGAGCCGCGCCAAGCGATAACCCTGAACTTTCCGTAGGAGCATCGAACGATGCCTAACACCATCCTGACTCACCAGATGATCGCCCGCGAAGCCGCGGCGATGCTGATGGAAGAAACCCCGTTCCTTACCACCATCAACCGTGCTCGCGAGAGCGAGTTCCAGTCGTCTGTTTCGGGCTACAAGAAGGGCGACACGGTCACGATCAAGCTGCCGCCAGACAGCAAGGTCTATGACGGCGCGGTTTTCGCCGGCGGCGGCGCAGCTGACGACCAGACCGAGGGGAATGTGTCCCTCAAGGTCGACACCCAGAAGCACGTCCCGCTGCAATTCACCGCGATCGAGAAGACGCTGCACATCGACGACTTCAAGGAGCGCTTCCTGCGCCCGGCGATCAACACCCTGGGCGCGGTCGTGCACGCCGACCTGCTGGCCAAGGCAATGCGCCTCACCCCGAACGTCATCGGTTCGGCCGGCACGCTGCCGACCACCATGAAGACCTGGGGCCTGGCGCGCGCGCGTATGGGCGACTGCCTGGCGCCCGAGGGCGATCGCTCGGCGATCATCTCCCACGACATCAACACCGAGATGGTCGACGCCTCCAAGGCGCTGTTCCACTCGTCGAAGGAGATCAGCCGCCAGTACCTGAAGGGCAACCTCGGCGAGGCGCAGGGCTTCGACTTCTACGAGTCGTCGGCCGTGCCGAGCATCACCAACGGCAACAAGGTGGCCGGCGTGACGGTGTCCGGCGCAAACCAGACCGGCAGCACGCTGACGGTTGGTGGCGTGGCGGCAGCCGACACCTTCAAGAAGGGTCAGGTCTTCACGATCACCGGCGTCTATGCGGTGCATCCGCTGACCGGCACCGCGCTGCCTTGGCTGCGTCAGTTCGTCGTTACGGCTGATGTGACCTCGGCCGGCACCACCGTCGCCATCCCGGTGTTCCCGGCGATCAAGGCCGCGGCCCCGGGCGCGACGGTCAATGCCCTGCCAAGCAACGGCGTGGCCCTGACCTTCGTCGGCGCGGCGAACACCGCGTATCGCCAGAACCTGACCTACCACCGCGACGCCTTTACGGCCGCGTTCGTGCCGCTGCCGGTGCTCGCCTCGTGCGAGGGCTACACCTTCCGCGGAAAGGGTATCTCGGTGCGCGTGATGACCTTCGGCGACGGCAACAACGACCTGGAGAAGACCCGTATCGACGTGCTGTACGGCTTCGCAGGCGTGCGCCCGCTCCACGCGGCGCGGGTAACCGAGTAACCCACCAGGCCAAGGGGCTGCGGCCCCTTGGCTCTCCATCTGGAGCCTCAAATGAACGGACACCAGGAATACCCCAAGATGCTCTACCGCTCGGAAACCGAGCACCGAGTCGTGCAGGACGAGCACGAGGAAGAGCGCGCCCGCAGTGAAGGCTTTGGCGACTATGCGGAGCTGATGGCCGAACCGCAGGCGACGGACGACCCCGCGCTGGCCACTGAAGCACCTAAGAAGCGGCGCTGACCATGGGCATCGGCAACTACACCGAGCTGCAGGCAGCGGTTACCGGCTGGCTGCATCGCTCGGACCTTACCACCCGGGCGAAGGAGTTCATCGCGCTGGCAGAGTCGCGCCTGAACCGGCTGCTGCGGCTGCGGGCAATGGAGTCCAGCGAGCCGATGACAGCGACTGTGGGCAGCCGGCTCATCGCGCTGCCTGCGGGCTTTGTTGAGCCGTTGGCCCTGTGGCTTGAGCAGGCAAGTGGGCGGTCTGAGCTGCGCTTCTTCGAAGCCTCGGCGTTGCCGGTGACCCAATCCGCCGGAGAGCCGGATTTCTGGACGATCGACGGTACAAACATCGCCTTCGAACGTCCGGCAGATCAGGCCTACAGCGTGACGCTACGCATGCTCAAGGCGTTCGCGCTCTCCGATGCTCAGCCAGCCAACTGGCTGCTGACGAACCATCCGGACCTGTACCTGTACGGGGCGCTGATCGAGTCGGCGCCGTACATCCGCGACGACAACCGCACCGCCTTCTGGCAGGAGCGATTCGACCGCGCATTGGCAGAGGTGCAGGCGAAGGAGTCTCGCTCCCGATCGCTGGCAACGCTATCGACCGACGCGGCGATGACCGGCCGGATCCCCAACACCTTTCTGACGGGCTGAAGACATGGCGCTCGAATCCGGAACCTACGTCGCCGACCTCAACACGGCGAACCCCAGCAGCACCGACCCGAAGAGCCAGGGCGACGATCACCTGCGCCTCATCAAGACGGTGCTGCAGAACACCTTCGCGGGCTTTCCCGGCCTGGTGGTGATCACCGGCGTCGAGGCGCAAGGGGCGACAGCGAACGACTACGTCGTGACCGTCAGTCCGTCGCCAGCCGCCTACACCACGGGCTTTTTCGTGGCCTTCAAGGCTGCGCACGCGAACACCGGGGCGGCGACGGTGCAGGTCAATGCGCTGCCCCCCAAGGCCCTGAAGTCGGTGGATGGCTCAGCGCTGGAGGCCGGCGACATCGAGCTCGGCGCAGCGGTGGTGGCCTTCTACGATGGAGCGGACTTCTTCCTCGTGTCAGGGAACGACCGGGCAGCCCGGGCGGGCGATACCTACAGCGGAACGCACGACTTCAGCGGCGCTGATCATGTTTCACTGCCAAGCGACACGAGTATCGGTGACGTGACTGGCGCCGAGCTGAGCGCCCTGAACGGCGTAACCGCCGGGATTCAGGGACAGCTTGACGGCAAGGTCGATGAGGTCGGGGGCACAGCGCAAGACCTGACCATGACAGGCACCCCCGCGGCACCAACCGCCCCGGCCGGGACATCGACCGACCAAGTGGCAACGACAGCGTTTGTTACCGCAACAGCATTCAGTGCATTGCTTCCCGGCCAGGCCGGAAATGCTGGAAGGGTCATCTCGACAGACGGGGTGAACGCCTTTTGGAAAGCGGTACCGGATTTCCCGCTCACATCGCTGAGCGCCAGATAAGGAGACTTCGAATGGCTCAAACTCCAAATTACGCGGCGTCGCCCTCCAATGGAGCGCTGGCGCAGATTTCCACGGCCAACACCAACCGAGACGGGACCGGCGCAGTTGGAACGGTCTTCGTCGCTGGTGCCCTGGGCGGGCGCATCGATAAGCTTTTGATCCAGGCAACGGGCGCCACGACAGCTGGCATGGTGCGCCTGTTCATCGATAACGGCGCAGGGGCGGTTCGCCTCATCAAGGAAGTGCCTGTACTCGCGATCACCCCAGGTGCAACCGTTCCGGCCTGGCAAGCAGAGATTGGTTTCGACATCGGCCTCGAGCTGCAGGCTGGCGCGATCCTGAAAGCCAGCACGCACAACGCCGAATCGTTCAATGTCATTGCTCTGAGCGCGGGGAACTACTGATGAACAAGGGCAATTACGGGTTTCCTCTGCCGCCCAGTGGGCCGACGCGGGTTGCGCCTCCGGAGTGGCGGAACTTCAAGCCATATACCGCGCCCGGGACCTATGAAGATTTCGTGGTTCCACACAATGTGCATCAGATCCTCGCGGTTGTTGTGGGTGCTGGCGGCAGTGGTGCAATCCAGTCGTCAAACGGGAGCAGCACTGGCGGCGGTGGTGGCGGCTTCGCGATGGGCATCATCGATGTCGTGCCGGGACAGAAGCTGCCTACGATTACCGTTGGCGCGGGAGGGGCGGCGCAGCCAAATAGCGGCGGAGGTAGCGCCGGAGGGGCGTCTTCAGTCGGAGCCCTGCTGTCTGCGACCGGTGGCGCGGGTGGCATTAACGCCATCAGCTCCGCGACTGGGATGCTTGCCGGGGGCGCGGGCGGAGAAGGATTCGTAGGGAATCTTCGCGGAGCATTCAAGGCCAGCGGTGGGCAAGGTGGTGGGAGAAAAGTTACCAATGCGACGACAACCTGCGGTCTCGGTGGCGGCGGCGCGGGTTCTGTTTTTGGTACGGGCGGAGAAGGCGGGGCGCTAACCGGCGCGGCCGGTCACTCGCGTAACGGCACAGGAGGCGGCGGCCTTGGCGGCAATGGCGGCAACGTCACGTCAACCGCAGCGTCGACGACGTCCGCGACGGGCGGCGGTGGCGTAGGCGGCGGCTACACCGCTGGCGGCGACATCGTTGTGGCTTCAGCTGGGTCTGCAACCGGTGGAGGCGGAACCGCGGGACAAGGGGGGAGCGTCGGGGCCAATAGCTTAGGCTCCAGCGGGGGCGCCGGCGTCGTGGCTCAGGGCGGCGCGGGAGGCGCGGCACCCGAGAGCGGCGGGTCTTCAGAGGTGTCCATCGCACAAGTCCTGTTCAACGCGTTCGTCAATCAAGGCATTTACAAGGGTGGCGGCGGTGGGGGCGGCGTTGGCGCCAACCTGTCTGGCGCAAGCGGCGGCATTGGCGGAGGTGGGGGCGGAAGCACCGTTGCGGCTGCAGCGGGCGCCACGTCGAATGGTGGGCGCGGTGGTGTCGGTGGGGGCGGCGGCGGAACGAGCATCTCTGCGACAACGGCGCCATTTGGCAAGGGCGGAGATGGCGGCATCGGTGGTGGTGGTGGCGGCGCAGGCGGGAGCGGACCGGCTTCTGGCGGGAATGGCGGGATTGGCGGCGGCGGTGGGGGCGTTGGTTGCGGCTCGGCAACTGGGACGCCCTACTCGGGCGCAGGAGGGAGCGGAATGGTGTTGCTCGCGTGGACTGAGGGCTACTGATCATGAAATATGCGTGGATTGAGAACGGCCGCATTCGCGATCTTGTGAGTGGAGACCCGCATGAACGGCTTCATCCGGAGGTCGCGGTGCTTTACATGACGCCGGTGCCAGACGACGCTCAGCGGGGTGACGGATGGGTGGACGGCGCGCTAGTGAAGCCCCAGGCGCCTGTTGATCTTGAACCCGTCGAGCAAGCGCCGGTGTACCTGAAGGTGAGTCCGGTCGAGTTCAAGCTGTTATTTGCGGCGCCGGAGCGGGTCGCAATCAAAGGGGCGCGCTTGACCGATCCGGTGATCGACGACTTCTACGACATCGTTGAAGACCCTCGGCTCACGCATGTGGATCTCGGTCTGCAGTCGACTCAGGATGCGCTGTACTACCTGGTGGCGCAGGGGCTGCTGACAGAGGTTCGCCGGTCGGAGATCTTGTCAGGGAAAGTCCTGTGAAACAGGTGCTGATCGCCGTCGATCAGCTCGGCAATGCGCTGCTGGGCGGCTGGGCCGACGAGACGCTGTCTAGCCGATGCTGGCGGCTTCGACATCGCCAGCCTTACACCGCACTCCGGGCCGTCATCGACGGCCTTTTCTTTTGGCAGCAGGACCATTGCCGCCAGAGCTTCGAGGCTGAGCGATTGCGTCTGCAGGCTCCGCCCGAAGCACGCTGATCCCGCCCCGAAAAGCGAAAGCCCCGGCACTGTGCAGGTGACCGGGGCTTTCTGTTTCCACCCGCTGACGGACCAGCAGGAGAACCTTCTTGAAGATTACCAAGATGACCGTGACCGGACAACTCGACAAACAGGGAGCTGACCGCTTTGCACAGCGGGTTGGTCTCTCCTACGTCATTGCCTCGATTGCCGCGCTTCTGGCTGGCATCGCTGCGTTGATCGCCGCTGTGCGCTGGTGGTGACATGCCACTGATCAGAGTCCCCAATGCCGGCCTGGTGGGGGTCAATAAGGACCTTTCCCAGCACGAGCTGCCGCCGGCCGCCTGGACAGATGCGCGCAACGTCCGCTTTCTGGACGGCTACGCCTACCAGTTCTACGGTCATGGCGAGGTCTACAACAGCCCGAGCATTGTCCCGCACCATCTGATTCCGATGGTGGTCGGCACGCAGCGCTACTGGATCTACGCCGGGCTGGCCAAGGCCTATGCGGTGACGATTGCCGGCGGTGTGGCGGTACATACGAACCTCACCCGCCAGTCGGGCGGCGTCGACCAGGACTACAGTGCCCAGCCCAACAGCTGGACGAGCACCCTGCTGGGCGGCATCCCGATCCTGAACAACGGCATCGATCCGCCCCAGCAGTGGGACCTGAACCTGGCCAACCGGATGACGGCGCTGGCGAACTGGCCGGCGAACACTACCTGCAAGGTGCTGCGCGGGTACAAAAACTTCCTGGTCGCGCTCAACGTCACCAAGGCGGGAGCGAACTTCCCGTTCATGGTGAAGTGGTCCCACCCGGCCGAGCCCGGCGGCGTGCCGCTGACCTGGGATCCGGCAGACGCAACCAAGGATGCCGGAGAGGCTGATTTGGCCGAGGGCTACGACCCCATCGTCGACGGGCTGCAGCTGCGCGACGCGTTCATGATCTACAAGGAGGCCAGCGTCTGGCGGATGGACTACGTGGGCGGCCCCTATGTGTTCCGCTTCTCGAAGGTGCTGGGCACCTCGGGCGCAATGAACCGGAACTGTGTGGTCGAGGTGGATGGCTGGCACTTCGTGCTGACCGGCTCTGACGTGATCATCCATGACGGCCAGAGCGCGCAATCGGTGCTCGACAAGCAGACCCGGCGCTGGCTGTTCCAGAACATCGATGTGGATGGCGCTGACCGCTGCTTCGTGTTCAAGAACCCGTTCTTCAACGAGGTCTTCGTCTGCTTCCCATCGGTCGGGCACGAGGTGCCGAATCTGGCCGTCGTCTGGAACTACAAGGACCGGACGATCAGCGTTCGCGAAGTGCCGAACATCCACCACGCTGCGTTCGGCCCGGTCGACAACGGCCTGATCGGCAACTGGGCGCAAGACTCAGCGCCTTGGGCGTCGGACCTCACTCTGTGGGACGGCCCTGACTTCGTGCCTTCGACAGCACGTTGCCTCATGGGCAGCGAGGCCAACAAGCTCTACATGCTGGATTCGTCGGCGTCCTTCGACGGGGTAATTCCGCAGGCCTATCTGGAGCGGCGCGGCCTGTCCTACGACGCGCCCGAGGCGATGAAGCTGGTGCGTGGCATCCGTCCGCGCATCGTGGGCAACACCGGCGACACGGTGAAGATCCGGATTGGCGGCCAGACGGACCCGTGGGCCGAGCCGCAGTGGGGGCCAACCATGGATCACGTCATCGGCCAGACGGTGGCCAACGACTGCTTCGTGTCCGGCCGCTACATCGCGGTGCGCTTCGAGACAGGCAGCGCCTACCAGTGGCGGCTCGACAGCTACGACTTGGACATTGAGACAGCGGGGATGTGGTGAGAGCGCCGAACCTATCGACCGTGGCCTATGTGCCCGGCACGCCCCCAGCCGACGCCGCAGAGATGCGGCGTTTTCTTTTCGATGAGCTGGGCAAGGTCGCCGCGGCGCTCGATGCCCTGGCGGCCGGGCATCTGGACAAGACGACCGTCGCCCCCACCAAGCCGCGTGACGGGGACATTCGCTACGCAGACGGTACCCACTGGAACCCCGGCAGCGGCGCGGGCATTTACTGGTTCAATGGAACGACATGGACAAAGCTGTGAGACGCATCACCGTGACCGGCGTCGTTGCGGACGAGGCCCGCAGCTGGTGGCCCCGGGTGTCGCGCTGGTGCGAGGCGGCGCTCGAGCATGGCGGGGGGCTGCTGTCGCTCGACGACATCAAGCAAGGCGTGGCCGAGCGCGACATGCAGCTGTGGGTGATCCACGAGTGGCGCACGCTCAAGGCTGTGTGCGTCACCACGATCCAGATCTGGCCGCAAGCCAAAGTGCTGACGGCGATCGTTGTGAGCGGGCATGACATGCCGGACTGGGTAGAGGCGCTTGACGACGTGCTGATGCGCTACGCGGCGGCCCAGGGCTGCAAGGTGGTCGATGCGCACGGCCGGCGCGGATGGACAAAGACCCTTCGCGGCCTTGGCTGGCGCGATGCGATGGTGACATTTTCGAAGGAGGTGAATGATGGGCGGCGGTAAAGGCGGAGGCAGCACGACAGTCCAGAAGGCCGACCCGTGGAGCGGCGCGCAGCCGTTCCTGCTCGGGTCGCAAACCACGCGGCTCAAGCAAGGCGTACAGCCGATCTACAAGCAAGAGCAGAGCTGGGACTCGAACATCGGCGAGAACGGCGGATTGGTGACGAAGAACGTCATGTCCAACCCGTCGTCTGACTACGAGACGGTCGGCTCGCCCGGCATCTTCCCTGAGGCGCAGCGGCTCTACCAGCAACAGGGCTGGAGCCAGGGCATGCAGGACCTGACCGACGCCCAGTCGCAAAACATCGCGAACCGCGCGGGGCAGACGCAGCAGGCCTATGACTTGGGCAACGCGGCACTGGGGGGTGCGTTCGATCCGAATGTGCAGAGAGTGGGGGCGATTGAAGGCACATCGGAAATTGTCCCTGAGCGCGTCGCCGCGCAGACGGTCGACCCGCTGAAGGCGTTCGGATCGCTTGGCGCGGCTGACCCCACCGGCTCGATCAAGCAAATGCTGGGCGGACAGGTCAACACGTCCGCGCTGAATCCGGTGGTTGATACCGCGCTGCGCCGCATGGGTGAGAGCTTCTCGGAGTCAGTCCTCCCGAATCTCCGCGGCGGCGCGATTGCATCCGGACAGTACGGCAGTAGCCGGCAAGGGATCGCCGAGGGGCTCGCGGCCAAGGGGCTCGGCTACGCGATGGGCGACACGTCAGCCAACATGTACAACAACGCCTTCAATCAGGCGCAACAGCAGATGTACGGCACGGCCAACAACATGGCCGGACTGGGGGTGAACAACGCACAGAGCAACGCGAACCGGGATCTGACCGCGCAGAGCACGAACGCGAGCAACAGCCTGCAGGCGGGCGTCGCCAATGCTGCAAATAAACTCGCCTCCCAACAGTTCAACGCCAACCTCGGCCTGCAGAACAACTCCCAGGCCATGCAGCTCGCCCAGCAGCAACTGGCCAACCGCGCGCAGGGGCTGAACATCCTGGGCACGGGCAACGCGCTGCAGGACCAGAGCTACCAGCAGCAGATGGGCCTGCTCGGTGCGCCGAACGACTACAACTGGAACAACCTCAACCGCTACGCCTCGATCATCACCCCGGGCGCAGGGCTGGGCAGCACGAGCAGCTCAAGCAGCAAGGAGAATCCAGGAGCCTTGCAGACGATCGGGACGCTCGGAAATCTCGCCATGACGGGAATGATGCTGTTCTCGGACGAGCGCCTGAAGACGGACATCCGGAAAGTAGGCGAGACGCAAGGCGGACTCGGCATCTACACCTTCCGCTACAAGGCGGGCGGCCCGGTGCAGATGGGCGTCATCGCGCAAGAGGTCGAGAAGGTGATTCCGGAAGCCGTCTCCGAGGTGGACGGCTTCAAGGTGGTCGATTACAGCAAGGTGAGGTGAGACGATGGGAATTCTTGACTATGCCGCCCAAGAGGACCGGAAGTTGCTTGGGATGATGCTGATGAGGGATGCGTTTCAGGGAATGGCGAACCCGAATGCACAGCGCAGCCCGATGGAAACGCTGATGGGTTATCGCCAGATGAAGCAGGCGCAAGGCGAGGAAGAGGACCGCAAGTTCCTGCGCGATACCGCAGCGCGGCACTATCAGTCCCCGGCGCAGCAAGCGCTGGCGGCAGGCGGCCAGGGGCCCACGAACGAGGCTGCAGCGCAGATGCAGAACTTCAAGCCCCAGTTCGACACGGAAGGGTTCATCGGTGCGGTGATGGCGCGTGACCCGCTGCTGGGGATGAACATGCGCAAGACCCTGGCGGGAGAGCAGCCGAAAATGCACCTCGTCGACGTCGAGGACCCTGCCCGCCCCGGCCGCACCGTGAAACGCTGGGTGCGCGAGGGCGAGGCCAACGGCGTCGATGTGGGCACCGTGCCGCAAAAGCTGCCCGACGGCATGCGCATTGGCCCGGATGGGCTGCCGCAGATCGATCCGGTCTATCTGCAGATGAAAACCCAGATCGCGGCGGCGGGACGCGCGCCGGCCCAAGCGCCACAGCCGTACTTTCAGTTCCTGCCGACCGCGAACGGCTACGCGGTTGGCAACGCGCGGACCGGCCAGGTGGCCCCCGTGTCGATTGGCGGCGCGCCGGTCATGCGGGCAACTGATAGCCCGCAGCTGCAAGGCAATATCGCGCAGGCCAAGGCGGCCGGGCAGACCCTCGGCGAGTCGAACGCCACCGCCCAGATTGATGCCCCGCGCGTCATTCAGAACGCCGAGACCGCGCTGCGCCTGTCCGACGAGCTGCTGGCGCATAAGGGGTTCGAACAGGCGGTCGGTGCGAGTTCGATGCTGGGGGTCCAGAACATCCCCGGCACGGCCGCCAGGGACTTCGTGAACCGACTCGACCAGGTCAAGGGCAGCGCCTTTCTTGAAGCGTTTCAGATGCTCAAGGGCGGCGGTGCCATCACCGAAACGGAAGGCAAGAAAGCGAGCGACGCGATCGCGCGCATGAACATCTCCACATCCGAATCCGAGTTCAGGGCCGCGGCGCGCGACTATCAAGCGGTGATCCGGATCGGCATGGAGCGGGCAAGGAAACGTGCTCAGGCTGGGGGCGGATCGGCTCCGGTGCCAACGCCCGCGACCGCTGGCCAAGCCCCCCGCCCGGCTCTCGACTCCTTCTTCAGGTGAGCACATGAAATTCGACGTTGATGGCGCCCGCTCTGCCGGGTACTCGGATGCCGAGATTGCAGACGTGCTGGCGTCTCGTGCCAAGTTCGACGCGTCTGGCGCACGGGCGGCGGGTTACACCGACGAGCAAATCATCGGCCGACTGACGGCTGCCGATGCAATGCCATCCCCGCCCAAGCCGCAGGGGATCGGCGCCCAAGTCTCGGCGGCGATCCGTGACGTTCCTCGGCAAGTGGGGCTCACGGCCCGTTATGGCCTCGAAGGGGTGGCAGGCGGCTTGGGCACCTTTGTCGATCCGCTTCTCTCGACGGTCGGGCTGCCGACCGTGGCGGGCGGCGGCGTGCAGCTGGCCGACCTGGCCCGGCTGCCCAAGCCGCAAACCGCGCAGGAGCGCATCGTCGGCGACGCCTCGCGCATGCTGGCGGGCACGGCCGGCATCGTGACCGGTGCGCGCAAAGCTGCCGAGGTCACAACAGGCGTTGGGAGGCGCGTTCTCGACGCGATGTCGGCCAACCCCGTCGTGCAGCTCAGCGGGGGCGCAGGCGCAGGCGCCGGAGCTGGAGCAATGCGCGAAACGGGCGGCGACACCACGGCGCAGCTCGTTGGCGCTGTCGGCGGCGGGCTGGCCGGGGGTGGGCTGGCGAGCATCGCGCAGGCATTGCCGAAGGTGGCGGGCGCGGCAGGTCGGGCAATGTTCGGCAGCCAGCTGCCGCCAAACATTGATCTAAGGATCGAGCAGATCCTAAGCCCCACGCTGAAACAAGCGGGGACGAAGTGGGGCGATCTGCCCGCCAGCGTCAAGGCGGGACTGCGCCGTGACGTAGCCGAAGTGATCAGCGCCGGCGGCCAGCTTGACGATGCGGCGGTGCGGCGCTTGGCCGATTACCGCCTTCTCGGGCTGACGCCCACGCGTGGGGCGATTACCCAGAGCCCGGTGGACATCACTGCGCAGAAGAACCTGGCCAAGATCGGCGCGAACAGCGCAGATCCGTCTCTGCAGGCGCTGCCGCAAATCGAGCACGCCAATATGCGCCGGCTCGCTGGCGTGCTCGATGACCTTGGGGCCTCGCCTGCTCCGGATCATCTCGGCGCCGGCACGCGGATTCAGGAGGCGCTGCGCGCGAAAGACGTGCGCGCCCAGGCCCACGAGCGCGCCCTCTACCAGCAGGCGCGGGATGCGACAGGCCGGGCGGCGCCCTTGGACCGCGCAGGCTTCGTCACCCGAGTGGACGAGCTCTTGGCGCAGGAAGGCAAGCATGCATTTTTGCCCACGGAATTTCGCAACAAGCTCAACACGATCTCGCTGGGGCAGGTGTCCGCAGGGGGGAAGGCCTACGACGTTCCCTTCAACGTCGACGTGATCAACGCCATGAAGACCGAGCTTGCCACCGCCCAGCGTTCCACACAGGACGGCAACGTGAAGCGCGCCATCAGCCTGGTGCGACAGGCGCTCGATGAGACGCCAATCGAGCAAGGCGGCATGGCCGATGACGTGGCGGCCAATGCGATGAAGGCATTCGAGAAAGCGCGCGCGTTCGCACGGGCTCGCCGCAACTGGCAGGAGTCGGCCAGCTCGATTCGCGACACCCTGGATGGCGTGCCGCCTGATCAGTTCGTGCAGCGTTACATCCTCGGTGCGGGCGACAAGGCAAGCACCGGCGAAGTGATGCGGCTCGCCGCCGAAGTCAGGAAAGCCGGGGCGACCGACACCGTGCGCGAGTACCTGCTGAGCCATCTGCGCGCCGCGGCAGTGAAGGAGGGGACGGGCGCGGATGACGTTGCGCGCTTCTCGGCGGACGGGTTTGCGAAGGCGCTCGACAAGATCGGCGAGCCGAAACTGAAGATCTTCTTCAACAAGGATGAGCTGGCGACCCTGCAGGCGCTCAAGCGGGCAGCGCGCTACGAGACGGCGCAGCCGACCGGGTCGGCGGTGAATAACTCCAACACGGCGGCGATGGGCTTCGCCAACCTGCTGGAGAAGGTCGCGCAGAACCGCCTGATCTCACGCCTGCCCTTCGGCGACATCGCGGCCCGTCAGCCCGCTCAGAACTGGGCCGCGCAAATTCGCATCAACCAGGCTCAGAACGTCCCCGCGGCGATCACCGCCCAGTCGGCCAAGCCGCCCATGACGATGCCGCTGGCGCCGCTACTCGTCGCGCCTGGGCTGCTGGAGACTCGCTAGCCAATGCTCAAAGCGCGCCCACCAGAGCGGAACCACTTGATGGAGCCAGTTCAGGATTGCGACGGCAATCAACCAACCGAGCATTGCAGGCCACTCCATGGCGCCCCCTTTGCCCGGCCAGAGCGGGCGAGTTTGTACGAACCAGGAGACTAGCATGACCCTAATTTTCGCCATGCAACAGCCCCGCCCTCGAGCGGAGCTCATCATTTTGGAGGTGTGAATGGCTGAACCCACCAGCAGCGCAGTCGTAGCCGTTGCGACCGCGACGGGGCTGACCGTGTTCGGCGTCGCGACCGGGCTGCATCCGGCGATTCTGCTCGCGGGGCTGGCGGGCGGCCTGTGGGCGCTGTCGTATCAATCCCCGACCAGCGCCGGCAAGCGTGCGGCCGTCACGATCATGGCGGCGGTCATTGCGGGCTATCTGACGCCCGCCGTCGCTGCCGGTGTGAGTTCGACCGGTGTATTGCCGCAAGCCCTGACCCGTGACGTCGTGCAGCTGCCGATTGCCGTCTTCATCGGCCTGCTCTCACACCGTGTGCTGGGGCCGGCGCTGCTGCGCTTTGCTTCGCGCAAGGTCGAGGAGGTGACCAAATGACCGCCTATCTGCTCCAAGCCGTCGTGTTGCTCGCGGCGGTGGTGATCGTGGCGCGCGCCGAGCCGGCGCTGAACCGGATGAGCGAAGGCACGCCCTTCATCATCCGAATTTCGTTCCTGCTGCTGGCGCTGGGGGCGATCGCCGAGATCGTTTTCATATTCGGCGGCGGGGTGCCGAGTTGGTCGACGGCCATCGTCATCACCGGTGCCGCAGCGCTGTTGATCTGCGAGCGGCGGATCCGAATATTGTGCCATACCCCACGGAGAACATCGCAATGATCAGCCTCGAGCAGCTGAAAAAGATCATGCCCCACGCCGGCCCTCGAGCCGGCGTTTTCTTGGGCCCGCTGAACGACGCCATGGCCGAGTTCGGCATCGACACCCCCGCGCGCCAAGCGGCGTTCCTCGCCCAGGTCGCGCACGAATCCGGGAGCCTGCGCTATGTCCGCGAAATTGCGTCTGGTCTGGCCTACAACGGCCGCAAGGACCTCGGCAACACCCGCCCCGAAGCCCTCCGCATCGCCGCCGAGCACGGCAGCACCCCCGGACCCTGGTGGAAGGGTCACGGTCTCATTCAGGTCACCGGCTACGACAATCATTTGGCCTGTGGTGTGGCTCTCGGCCTGGACCTGCTGCATCAGCCTCGCCTGCTGGAACAACCTGTTCATGCCGCCCGATCGGCCGCATGGTTCTGGGTCAGCCGAAACCTGAACGAGCAGGCCGACGCCGGCCGGTTCCGCCGCATCACGCTGGTGATCAACGGCGGGCTGAACGGCTACGAGGATCGGATCGCCTACTACGAGCGCGCGAAGGAGGTGCTGGCGTGATCCTGAATTTGATTCCAGCCACGTACCGATGGGCGGCCGGGCTAGGGGTCGCGTTCATCATCGCCGCGATCGGCGCATGGGCAGGCCACGCTGCCACGGCGGCGTACTACCTGCCGAAGCTGGAGAAGGCCCAGGCCCGCGCCGAAGAGCTCGAAGCGGCCTATCTTCACCTGGCGCAGGCCAGCCAGCACCAGAACGAAGCGATCGACCAGTTGCAGCGCGATGCCAAGGTCCGCGAGGCGCGCGCCGTGCAAGCAGTCGCCCAGGCGCGTCTGGCGGCCTCTGCGACTCGCGACCAAGCGGCGGCCATCATGGGACTCAAATTGCCGGCCGGCGCCGATGAATGCAGCGCGGCGCGCGATGCCTTCGACTCCGAGCTGCAGGGCGAGCGGGGGAAGCGATGAGGCGACTTTCGTTTATCGGGATTCTGAGCGCGATTTGTTGCGCGTCCCTCGTAGGGTGCGCGAGCTCTGCCCCGAGGGTTCAGGAGGTGAAAGTGCCGGTACCGGTGCCGTGCAAGGTCGATGCACCGATGCGCCCTGCCTTCGCGGTCGATGGCCTTCCGATCGGGGCCGGGATCTGGGAGCAGATGAAAGCCTTGCGGGCCGAGCGACGGCAGCGCCAGGGCTACGAAGCCGAGCTGGAGGCCGCCGTCAGGGCGTGTCAGTAGCCCAGTCCGGCTTGCTAGGTCAGCCCGGGGAATCTGAGTGCAGGCCTAAAGTAGCGTTCTGAGCGCGCCCCCGCAACCAAACAAAGCAAAAGGCCAATCATCGCAAGATGGTTGGCCTTTTGCTTTGTGGCGTTAATCGGGGCTGCTTCTTGGCGGCAGATGCCGGCTTTTGTGGCTGCTGGGTGTTCAGCCTTGCTGGCGTGGGTAGGCGCTTGCCCTTAACATCCTGGCCAATACTCAGGGAGAAACACCATGGCGTCTTCCGCCGACAGCATCAGCATGGCGCTTTTTTGCGACTTCGAAAACGTGGCGCTCGGTGTGCGCGATGCCAATTATGAGAAGTTCGATATCAAGCGCGTCCTCGAGCGTCTGTTGCTCAA